ATCCCTGGATTGCACCACCGAGTCCCTGGAACAGGGTTCCGAGTAGACTCTGATCTCTTGATCCTCTCGTTTGTCCTGCTGCTCCTTGTAAAACTCCAGCTTGACCGACTGCTTGACGATAATTGATGGCTGCTTGCTTCTCCTTCATGTCTGCCTGGAGTTGTCCCTGCAGTCTAGTCCGGGCTGCTTCGTACTTTGTGTTGTAGTCGATCATTCTCTGGTTGTACTGATTCTGAAACTCCTGAGAAATTTGGACCTGGGCTGGGGTTCCGACATTGACGGATGCACCGGATGCTCCTGCTCTGGAACGGATTCTTCCCTGTCTGGCTTTTCCTGCGATCTCTTCTTGAGCTAGTGCTGTCATCCCAGCAAATTCAACCTGTCTCGCATTCTCGGCAGCAACTCTCCGGATCAACTTGGCTTCCTGCATTGAAAAGATATAGTTCTCTTTTCCGGCCCTGATTAGTTCTGCAGCTTGAGCCTCATAGTTCTGTGCTGTCAGTGCGTTCTGCTGTGCCTGAGTATAGAGATTAAATCCGGTCTCTACGCCTTTGTAGATCAAAAATGCGGTTAATGGTTCCATTACTCGTTAGTCTCGTAATCAATCGCTAAAAGAAGAACATTTAGTGGATATGGCTGATCCTGACGGATGTAGAGTTGCGCCTCGGTCCCAAAGTCATCTCGGAGGGCATACGCCTTTTCTCCAGTGAAGAACAACAAAGCAGTCCCGATGGCATCTGCCGTGGTCCGAAAGACTGCTTCGGTTAGGTTCGATGTGTTTGCTCCGAAGATCACTCCAATCGATTCCAAATAAGTAATCGTGGCATCATCAAGAAGAGTTGGCGTAGATCCGTACTTGAATCCCATGCTGTCGAGGAGTTTGATGACAAACTTATGGATCCGTTTCTTGTTTCCTACCGATGTGCCTGCGGACGTTTCGGCCACAAAGGGGAGAGTTTGGAGATTGCTGTTGTATCCAAGTCCAATTCGGTATTTCGTGGCTGCTGTCTGAAGAGTGACATTTCCGGAGGAATTGACGGTCTGGTCCGGTTGTACGGCAGCATCTCCGAGGATGGAAACGGTTTCTCCAGCAAGGTGCGATAGGCCAGTAACGGAAGTAGTGGCAGAGGTTTGGTCCGTTGGCTCTTCCAGACCACTATCGACAAAATGAGCATTTGTTGGAAGAATTTCAGAACCGACAAAATATCTCTCCAGAAACTCGACATATCGGACCTCATTACACTTCCTCAAAGTAGTAACACTGACATCTGTGGTAGAACCAGAAACCGTTACCGCACTTCCTCCAGATGATTCAGAAAGTTGGAAAGTATTAGTAGTTGAACCGACCACATAATAAAGAGTGTCAGCAGTGAACCCGGTGATTGAAGTAGAATCAAAAACAACGATATTTCCGTCTGATAATCCGTGAGAAGTCTTGGTGAAGGTATCGGTGGATTGATTAAAGGTACATGAAGACAATGCTGCGTCCCGTCTGTGACGTTTTACACACATCCAGAGTTGGTCATGGGTGCTTCTTGCAATGACGGACAAGGATTCGACTTTGGCATGGTTCCCATAGGTAGAATCGTAATGAACTCCTGCTATGGTGTGTAAATGCCATGCTCTCATCTGGAGAAGATCTACATAGGTGATTGCTGCTAACTTCCCATCGGCTCTTCTGCACCAGAGCACCGAATACGGCTGATCCTGATACGAGGTTTCCACAATCCCAGACTCTGTCAGAGACTCTGCTCGTAAAGAAAGATCGGCTGCCGCATACTGGTCCTGCAATTTGTCGAACGCTAATTCTCTTAACTTTCTGCCGTTGACCTGGACATAGAGCAGGTTGTTGCCAATCTTTGCTGGAAGCGAGGTTCCGTCTGTGGCCCAGGCTGAAACTTTGGTAATGCTGAAGTTAAAGGGAGTCAACGTCACATCGTCTTCTGCACCGAAAATCTGAAAGATTCCACCAGAAGTTCCGACTGTCAGTCTCCGATCCTCATTTAACCATTCGATTAGATCCACTGTGTCAGAAGAGATCGTCAAAGAGATCGCATTGTCTTCAAAAATCTGCTCCCCAATGATTGTCTTTCCAGCAGAATCGGTTCTGCCTGTCGATTGTCCAAGAGGCTCAGAGGCAGCAAAGTTGTTAAAGTCTGCAGTCTTGGAAAAGTAAACCGTTTGAGGTTCTGAAGAGGTTCCGCCAAAGACCAATCGTTGTTGGTAGATTTGTACACTTCGGGGGTATCCGGTGGTTGAAGAGAAACTACCAAGTTGCCATTCCGTTGTGGCTCCTGGTGTTGCTAGAGCACCCTTGGTCCTTGCTAGGATTGTGGTAGTCGGACTGCTACTGTCGAGTTCCAGAATTTGGGCATATCCCCACTTAATCTGTGGAGCTACTTGAGTATTCAACCGAATCAATCGGCCTACATCTGAACTCTGGAACCCAAGGTCGAGATTGATTCCCGTGGTATTGGAAGCCACGATCTTGATATAGGCATCTTTGCCAACGATGTCCTGAAAGAACGTTAAATCTGTGGTTGGTGCAGTGGTGATATTTACAGGAGTTCCGTCAGCAGAAGTCGCTAGTTTAAACGTGTTTTGAGTTGCTTGAACAATGAAGTAATCGGTCCCTGCCGTTACTCCAACTATCGAAGTTCCTCCAGTAAAACGAACTTTCTGGCCATTGACAAAGGGATGGTTATCGCTAGTAAATGATTCTGTATCGATATCAACTGAGGATGCTGTGACAGTAATGACCTGTTCTGCTTCCAAAGTCGAATTTGTGAACGATGTCGTCCAGTTTGCTGTATCTGCTAATGAGATCGTTAGTGTCGTATCCTCGGTATTGACCGGAAAGTACGGACCATCCTTGAAAACAATATCCGTCAAAGTCCAATTGGTAACGTCTAGACGTTTGAGTTCTCTCGGAGGATGTGTCGGATGGACAAGGAAGAGTACATCTGCAGACTGAGTAAAACTGATGTCTGCTAACTGATCAGTCGTATAGGTTGTGGTTTTTTCGTAGGGAGAACCACTAGATTCCACGATTCCATCGTTTGCATAGAATCTGATTTTGTTGTTTGAAAATTCTAAGACTACCGAAGTCCCCTGACCCCGATTGAACGGGATCAAACGGACCTGGGCATTGGAAGGAGTGCTATTGCCAAAGAACGTCCCTGGTCTCCGAGTTACGGAGCCTTGGGGCAGGACTACCATGTTTTCCAGTAGTGCTAATGAGGATTTGTAACTCTCCAACTCGACCATTCCCTGCATCCGGGGAGAAATCATCCCATCAGCAAAGGAAGACTGAAGTGCTTGGATCCTCAACTAGACCTCACTAGAAAACTTGGCTCTTCGATACGTAGAACCGACTAAACGAGCATTGATATAATCATCAGCAATGAATTCACCGGGAAGTGACGTTTCCTGAGAATCTACACCACGGGCCTCACTGAGAATCTGCAAATACTTCGCAAGCATTCGGTCACGGAGATCTGCTCGTCCTGTTAGGTTTTCCGCTATCTCAGATGCCAACTTCAAGGCTACTGCATGAGTCAATAGAGAATCAAAGTCGGTAGGATCCGTTACCTTCTTGATGTACTTCAGTTTCATTGAAGTGCTATCAGTTACGAGAAACCGTCCTTCGACTTCGTACTTCTCATAGTTGTTCTCAATATCAAGCACCCGAAGGCAATCAGCCGGTAGAGCAAAGCGTTTGGCATAACCCCAGGCTGGAGCCGTGACATCTGCTGATAACTCTACTCTGGTGACTGCACAGTTCCACGGATGAGTCCGGAGGACCGAATCTCGCGAGTCTTCATAGCGAAGATTGACAACTCTGGCCCTCTCGTTCTCTTCTGTCAAAGCCGCAATCTTGGTTTCACCAATGTTTGTGAGCGCAATGTTGCAGATCTGAACTACTGAACTCATCAGTCAGCTACATAGACGATGTAACCGACTAGATCATCACCACTTACAAGAGCAACATCCTGACACGTTGCCCGAATGACTACGCCACCTTGTGTTTGGAAGACATAACTTCCCCCTGTGGCCTTGATCCCGGCTAGAGCACCTTCCATGTTGAAATAGCCTGCAGTATCAACGTCTAGACCATCAATCAACCCGTTTGGATCGGCAGCAACAGCATCACCATTCCCATCGGTATGGGCATCCCAACCAAGGTCTAGTGTCGCTGAAGACGTAGTCCAGTTGACATACATCCGAGAAAGACCCAACAGAACACGAATCCGTCCTGCTGGAAGTTTCCCAAGGGCAACCGAAGACGTTGCGTCTCCTGCCCCGTCCTGATCATGAGTGAAGAACATCACTCTTAGTCTGCCTTGCATTTCGGTAGACTGATTATTCACTACGGGATCTGCCGTGGCATTCGTATGTTCCGTAGATTTCTGAGTAGTAACAGCCATTTAGTCTCCTTTATGGTGATTCGTCACATTCGATTTGAACAACCTTGTCCTCTTCCATTCTGGTTGCTCCAATAGACATTGCAGCATAGACCTGAGTGGCGTAGGACTTGTCTGGACGTTCATCGATCCGAACGTGAAGATCCTTACCAACTGCCAAGAGTAATCCATCGACTGCATAGGCAAAACAACTTCGTACATCTGTGCTACTGTCTAAAGACAGTCTGGTAGATGGTACAAAATTAAAGCCCAAAAAATCAGTTACTTGGCCCTGAGCTAAAGCTTTCACTGTGTTGAAATCACTGGAGGTGATCTCAGTGGTGGCTAATAGATCCTGGATTTGTTTCGGCCCCACTACAATCACTCTAGGAATACTCGGATCAACACTTGCGTTATCCATCAGGAACTTGGCCTGACGGAGTTTTTCAATGTTGAGTCCTGTGCTTCCAGAACCGGATGCCCGAACGGTTGCCGCAATAATCTGAGAACCACTGTTGTAGCCCGAAAGGGTTACCGAGGTTCCCCCGGTCTCTCCAGTAGAGGCTGTTCCGGTAGCGGCAGCAATGACGACATCGTCCATGGCTCTACCGATGGCAAAAGCCTGAGCCTGAGCATACGTGGAAGTCGGATCGACAATCATCCGGAGTTTGTCCTGGTCATCAATGAGATCGGCAACCTCATAGTCTGCCAGGGTTACTCGTCTTCGTGCGTGGGGGGTATCGTTGAGGATGGTATCTGCGCCACGGGTAGTCCGAACGGAGGCTACCTGGGAGCCGATTTGATCAAAAAAAGCAGATTTTCCTCGGACTGCTTCGTTTCGTACAAGACCTCGGAGTCGAGATCCTTTCTGCTGCGAAAGATGCTGCAGATTGGCCGAGTACATCTGTACAAAGGCCGTTGTTATCTGATTAGACATATCCAACTCGATGAGAATGAATCTCATGCCTATTGTTGGAGTTGTCCTACATCAGATGTCTGATGTCTCAGGGTTCCATGGTAGGAAGCGAAAGAGTACGGGTCAGGATCTGGTTGTCCGTTTCCGTTCCTTTTGCATGAGGGAATTAGTGGGTTTCTTTACCCACTCGTAATACTTATCAGCAAGTTCAACGGGGTTACTGATATCGGCCACTGTACCGTTTTCTACTGCGATACGCAAGCATTCTAGTCGAAGAGACTCTTCCTCGGTCATAACAGCATTTCCCGGAGTTTCAGTGCTTCAGATACATACTTGTCATGTTCGGGATGCATCCCGTCCCAATACGGACTTTCCGAGTCCATGATCTTGTCCAGTTTGTCCTGGATTGATGCTCGTCCTCCACTGTCCCCAAAGGCTACATCATTCTGCAGCATTCCGTCTTCCTTGAGAATCTGACCAACCTTGTTGAACAATTTGATCATCTGTGGAGAGTTTCCAAGTCCACTCTCTTCCATGGTTTTTACCATCTCAGCATCTGCCAGTTGAAGGAAAGCCTGTTTAGCTATTTGGGTCTGTGCATCGAAATCCTGACCCCACTCCCTCTTCAGATTGTTTATCCCCATCTGGACAGATTCTTCGTATTGAGAACGATCCTGGCGCTGCAACTCATTGTACTTGTCACTCATCCATGAATAGATCTTTCTTGCTTGGTCTTTGGATAGTCCAAGTTGGTGAGCATTCTCGGCATAGTCCTTGTTCAAATCATTGCTGATGTCAATCTCGTATCCAGATGGATCTTCGGGTCTGCCGAGTTTGTTGTAGACTTCGGAATAGTTCCCGTCACTTGGTAATTTGATCAACTGATCTTCTGGGACTCCTCGCATTTTTACGAGGTGTACATAACTCTTCGCTAGCTTTGAGACATCATCAAAATTACGAAGGGATGGTTCATTCGCTAAATCATCTGGCAACGATCTAGGATCAAACGCCATGGGGGTTTCGGCAACGGTTGCCTCGGTTTCTTCAACGTTCATCTCTTCGGTCATACGGAGGATCCATTTGTTTTTCCAAGGTTTCCAAATCGGTCCTTAGATATTTGATCAAGTCCATGACTACCGATCTCCGACCTTCCTGGAATGCAGAAGCTATCGAATCACCGGGTACATGGGTTGTGTGAAAAATAAAGTGTCTCTGACACAAATCTGCTAGGACTTTTGCTCCTTCGGGAGTATTAAAGACTCTTCGGTAATCAGCCTGACGTTTCTTCTCAAAGAGCATTCGCCTTGCTCTCATTCAAAGTTGCTACCGATTCATCTTTACGGGCTTGAGAAATTAGAGACTGTTGTTGGGCAATGACCTGAGCCTGTTGCATCTCTTCCATCATCTGTTGTTGCTGTTGTTCTGCAGCTTTCTTCTGGTCTTGTTCTGCCTGAGTCCTAAAGACTTTTGGAGAGACCTTGAGTATTTCTGCTGCCAATTCAGCAACTCTGCCTGTTTCAAAACGTTCAATCACGGTGGGATCGAGTTGGGCAAACGGTACTAGAAACTGAATCAATTGAGAGATGCTAGCCAGTTCTCCTGATCTCTGAGCAATCGAAACCGGATTGGAATAGGCTAGTTTAAATTCAGCTTCTCTCAATGATTGTGGTGCTTCTGGTAAGGATCCGTTGCGGACCATGATCGACATTGTTCTCAAAACGAGGGGTCCGAGAGCTTCGACCTCTTGACGAGCAACGATGGGGCCGAGCACTGATAAGCGATCTCGTTGACGAGCAGCAATTTCGGTTGCAGAAAACCGGAGTACGTCTCCATCAGGTGCAATTGGTCCTGGGGTTTCAAACAGATCCAAATAGAACGCTCGTTCAATGGCTTGACGAACCTGACCCATCTTGGCTTCATTGAGTTCTACTCTGGCATTGGTGATCAACGGAGTGATTCGATCCTGGGGTCCAAGTCCTGCTCTGAAGTAATTCAGTCCTCCTGCACGGGTCACTACGGGTGATAAAAATCCATCGTCTGGAACTAGTAGTGGAGGATCGACCACTTTTTGAAGAGCAATCAGCCCCACTCTTTCCATCTCATTGATCATCCGGACATCTGGCAAAGACTCGATCCCTGGACCTCTTCCATAGACCTCCATGGAGTTTTTTTGCCAGCGACTGACGATATACGGATTTTCCTCAAACCCTCCGGATCGGATTTCTTTCCTTGTGGAAAGTTCGTAGTAATTTGATAGAAACGGTTTGCTCCCGGTGTTCCCAGACTTGGAACGAGGTCGAACCGCATGGAGGATTTCAAAACGCTCAAAAGGACTATCGTCTGCAGCTTTCTTGATCTGATCAGATAAAGAATTGCCAAACTGACGATAAAGAGATCGTGCCGTGTCAAAGAAGGTTCTGTAGACTGAATCAACCTTGCCGAATTTGTCTTCTGCAATGAAAACGTTTCCAAGAAAATAAGATCGAAAAATTGGACCCATTGGAGGTTCATCGACCACCATCATGCACCCGGTTCCAAAGGCCACCAAATCCAAATAGAATTCGTGCATCGAAC